ATCTTTTATTGCTGGAGACAAAGTTACAGTACACACCGAAAATGGAATAAGGTTGAAGAAAGGACACAATCCAACTCAGTATTCCAAATCACAGCCAACCGATGAGTGGGTTCAGACTTGTAACTGCAAAGATGTAGATGTTGTTCCTTGTACTGTCCTTGATCCATTCACAGGAAGTGGCACTACAGCGGTGGTTTCGTTGCAGAACAAAAGGAACTTCGTTGGGTGTGAACTGAATCCCGACTATGCTGCCTTGGCAGAGAGGAGAATCAAAGAAGATGTCAATCAAAGTCTAGATCTCACCACTCTGCTGGAATAAATCAACGAGTGGGAAAGCGCGAATGGCATCGCGCGGTCGAGACAATCGGTGCGCTTGCGTAGCAGCAAGGAAGAGGTTCGAATCCTCGCCCACTCAATCCGCCACTTTAGCACAGAGGTAGTGCATCGTATTTGTAATGCGAGGGTCATGGGTTCGAATCCCATAAGTGGCTCTTGACAGTCCTGTGTTCCTACTGTATACTTGTCCAAACCATTTGGAGGTTTCGCAATGAAGATTTCTCACGACACTCTGGCACTTCTCAAGAACTTCTCGTCCATCAACTCCAACCTAGTGGTCAAGGAGGGCAACACCCTTCGCACGATCAGCGCGGGTAAGAACATCCTCGCGGAGGCGGAAGTTCCCGAGGAGTTCGACACGCCCTTCGGCATCTTCGACCTTTCGCAGTTCCTCGCGGCGGTCAGTCTGTTCAAGGATCCCGACTTCGACTTCCGCAAGGATCATGTCGTGATCCGCTCGTCGGGAAGCAAGGCTTCGGTGAAGTACTACTACTCTTCGCCCGAACTGCTCGTCTCTTCGGACAAGAAGTTGACGATGCCTCCGACCAAGGTCAACTTCACCCTGCGCGTCAAGGATCTCAACGAACTCATGCGGGCTTCGTCCGTCCTTGGCGTTCCCGACCTCTCGCTTGAGTCCGTCGATGATCGCATGGTTCTCCGCGTGTGGAACCGCAAGGATCCGACGAGTCACGACTTCAGCATCGATGTCGGGGAGAACGAGAGCGGCGCGGAGTTCCAGTTCCTGTTCAAGGTCGAGAACCTTCGTCTCGTCCCTGCGGACTACGAGGTGGGCATCAGCGACAAGAAGGTCGCGCAGTTCGAATCGCAGTCGAGCAATGTGACCTACTGGATTTCGCTTGAGACCGATAGCACCTACACCGCAGGAACCAAGGCTCATGCTGCCACTCGCTGAAAAGTACCGACCGACAAAGATCGCTGACTGCATTCTCCCGACAGGAATCAAGAAGACATTCGAAGACATCGTCCGCACGGGTGATGTCCCGAACATGATCCTGTCGGGAGGCGCAGGGTGTGGCAAGACCACCGTGGCGAAAGCCATGTGTGCGGAACTTGGTCTTGACTGCATGTTCATCAACGCAAGTGAAGACGGTGGCATCGACACGCTGCGAACCAAGATACGAAACTTCGCGTCAACGGTGTCGTTGAATGGGGGGAAGAAGGTGGTCATCCTTGACGAGGCTGACTATCTCAACCCCCAGTCCACCCAACCCGCTCTGCGTGGATTCATCGAAGAGTTCGCGGCGAACTGTCGGTTCGTGATGACTTGCAACTTCAAGTCTCGCATCATCGACCCGCTCCACTCGCGGTGCAGCGTCATCGACTTCAAGATCCCGACCAAGGAGAAGCCAGAGATGGCGAAGGGATTCTTGGAGCGCGTGAAGATGATCCTCGACACGGAGGAAATCAAGTACGACGAGAAGGTTCTCGCCGCGCTGATTGTCAAGCACTTCCCTGACTTCAGGCGGGTGCTGAACATCGTGCAGAGGTACGCAGCGTCGGGTGGAATCGATACGGGCATCCTTGCGTCTTCCGACATCGCGGTGTCTTCCCTCATCGAATCGATGAAGAAGAAGGACTTCGCGGGGATCCGCAAGTGGGCGGCAGAGAACTCCGACAAGGACATCTCTGCGGTGTATCGAAGTATTTATGAAGGAGTGAGTTCCGCTCTGACTCCTGCGGCTCTCGCGCAGGCGATCATCATCATCGCGGAGTACCAGTACAAGGCTGCATTCGTCGCGGATCAGGAGATCAACCTTGTCGCCTGCTGTTTGGTACTCGCTTCGGACTGCGCCTTCACCTAAATATCGTCGGCACCAGCACGGAGGGTTTACCGTCATGCCGACAAAGAAGATCGAAAGCCTGAATGATCTCAGCATCACTATTCATGAGATCAACAAGCACTACCGTGTCAGCGAGTTCGTTGACGAGTGCAAACGCGAGATGGGCAGCATCAGCGATCTGCTCATGTCGGGACTTGAGGGAAGTGACGGTCTTCAGAATCCCGTGAGGCGAATACTTGAGTTGACCAAGGTGGTTCCCGATCCCGACCTTGAGAAGATGATCTCCGTATGCGAGAAACTCAACGCGAAGTACTCCTACGACAGATACCTAGAGGAGTGCGAGGTCGCGCGTGGGGACTTCCTCAAGGACAGAGCGGACTACTTCTCTGCCAAGGTGCTGAACAAGCCCGACCGCAAGAAGGAGGAGACTCTCAACATCTTCGACTTGAGCAATACGAGCGACTACCTGTTGGCGGATTGGATGGAGAAGATTCTCAAGAAGATCAACCCCAATCCGATCAAGATAGTCTACGAGGACTTGAGAGGAAAGTTGATCAGAACGACTATACGGCACCATCCCGAAGTCTATTTCTACAAGGACGGCAGCGTAGAGACCCGACTGATCGATAGGCACCACGGCATCAATGCATACGACTCGTTCCTCCTCCGATCCTTCTACTCGTCCACCGAGGGCAAGTGGATCCTGATCCCGATCCGTCTCATCGTGAGCATGGACTGCACGGAGGAACTCGACATTGTGTTGGACGAGGAGTCGAGGAAGTCGAGGAAGTCCCCCAAGGACAACGATTTGGAGGACGATGTGGACAGGTCGCCAAAGCAAGAGGATGATCCCGACTTCTACTGACAGAGGACTTTGCAATGAACCCATTTGACTTTGTGAACAGCATCAATGACAAGACGGGGAACATCATGGATTCCGATCCTGATGTCGAGAAGCAGTACAATCCGTTCATCATCAACAAGGCGTACTCCTACCGCCCTGATACCATCCTCCTGTCCAACACCATGAACGGGCTGCACCACCTCGACAAGAGGCTTCAGTACGACTACTACTACGGATCGGTCAGGAAGTCCAAGAGGTACGCCAAGTGGATCAAGCCCGACCATGCCCCCGAGGAGGATCTGATCATGGAGTACTACGGGGTCAACCGTCGCAGAGCCAAGGAGTACCTGTCCATCATGACCCCTGACGATATCGCCTTGATTCGTAGGCGTTTGGACACGGGAGGCAAGCGATAGAGCATTCTAAATAACTCCTGACAAGTAGACTTACACTTTAGGGAGTCATAGAATGTCTATAGTTGAAACTTTCGTAGAGGTAAGTCTGCCCACAGCGGAGAACTTCCTCAAGGTCAAGGAAACCCTCACCCGCATCGGGGTCAGCAGCAAGACGGAGAACAAACTCTATCAGTCCTGCCATATCCTGCACAAGAGAGGCAAGTACTACATCGTTCATTTCAAGGAACTGTTCGCCCTCGACGGTCTAGCCGACGAGGTTCCCGAGAGCGACATCGCCCGTCGCAACACCATCGCCAACCTTCTTGAAGAATGGGGCTTGGTGAGCATCGTGGACAAGTCCAAGACGCAGGAGCCTGTCGCGCCGATCAACTACCTCAAGATCCTTCCCTTCAGCGAGAAGAGCGGATGGGAACTGATCCCCAAGTACAATATCGGGCGGAAAAAGACCCCTTGACATCCCTGCCGTGTTGTGGTAGGATAGATACAATCAACCGAGGTATACACCATGAGCAACCTGACTTTGAGGTTCAAGCCTCTGCACACCGATGTCGTGCCACCACGATTCGGAACCTCCCAATCCGCCTGTTTCGATCTGTGCGCCTACGCGGGCAAGAACGCGGATCTGATCAAGTGCTGGACAGAGGAGAGCAAGGGCATCAACCTTATGCCTGTGACGAGGTTGGGGGGCGAAGGACTCTTCAGCAAGCAATACCTCCTTCCCCCACGCGCCCGTGCGCTCGTACCCACGGGGATCATCCTCGACATTCCCGAGGGCTACAGCGTTCGTATCCACGCCCGTTCGGGACTAGCCATCAAGGGTGGTCTGGTCATGGCGAACTCCGAAGGAATCGTTGACTCCGATTATGTCAACGAAGTGTTCGTCGCTGTCTACAACAACAGTACCCAATACATCACGATCAACCACGGCGACCGCATCGCGCAAGCGGAGATGGTTCCCGTCCTGAAGTACGACATCGAACCTACCGCCGAGGACATCACCCAGAAGACGGAGCGTAGCGGCGGCTTTGGCTCCACGGGAGTTTCATGATGACACGCGACGAACTTCTCAACATTCACCTGACTCTCTGTGGCAAGGCACAGTCCCTGATGCGGCGCAAGAACGCCGACTACGCAGGCAACCACGGCATGGAACCGTTCGCGAACTTTACGCGGACGGAGGCAATGGGCATCTGCTCCACGGAGAAGGGGATGCTCGTTCGGATGACCGATAAGATGAGCCGTCTCTCTTCGTTCATGGAGGCGGGGGAGTTCAAGGTCAAGGACGAGTCCCTTGAGGACACCGTGCTTGACATGATCAACTACTCTGTGCTACTATGGGCATATCTTTCCGAGAAGCGTGGAACTTCTCACAAGTCTGTGGCTACAGCCGCCGATATTGATAGTGGAAAGGTGTTGCTCACCGAGGAGGAAATCAATGAAGCGTCCCGTTCGGAATATCGGTCGTACCCGTCTCGCCCTGCTGATCGCCTTCACGACGGTTTTGATCTTTGCCCCGAAAGCATCGGCTGACAGCCTCACGCCTGTCCTTCAGGCGATCCGTGAGGTGGAGTCTCGCGGTGACGATGGGGCGGTGGGAGACAATGGAAAGGCTATCGGCCCCTATCAGATTTGGAGAGCGTACTGGCAGGATGCGGTCGAGTTCGATCCAAGCATCGGTGGCGTGTACGAGGACTGCTTCGACCGCGCCTACGCGGAAAAGGTGGTTCGTGCCTACATGAAGCGGTACGCTCCGAAGAACGCGACCCCCGAGCAGATCGCACGGATCCACAACGGTGGGCCGAGCATCCTCAAGAAGAAGAACAGCACCAAGACAAAGGATGTGAAGGCATGGAACAACACGACGGCGTACTGGAACAAGGTGAAGCGTCAACTGAAGTAAAGCCATTCGGCTACTCCTACTTTCTCGACATGCACGGATGTCGCAAGGGAGCGGCAGACGATCTTGAACTTTGCTATCGCTTCCTTGAGAAGGTGGTGGACAAGATCGGCATGACCCGCATGAGTCAGCCTGTGGTTATGCACGGGCCGACAAACCATGGGGTAGAGGTCTATCCCGACAAGGCGGGGGTGAGCGGATGGGTGCCTCTCATTGAGAGCGGCATTCAGATTCACACGCTGGAACCCTCGCGTTTCATCACACTTGATCTTTACTCCTGCAAGGAGTTCAACAAGAAGATCGTCTTCGACTTCGCGCAGGAGTGCTTCGGCTTCCGAGACTTTGAGGAACACTTCTTCGCCCGTGGGGTGAAGTTTCACCGACCGTACCCGCAATGAAGAAGACCAAGAACTCCATCGACATCGTAGAGAGGTCAGCCTCCTACGACAAGGATCATTGTTGGCAGTACGATATGCGGCTGTCCAACCTTGAGGAGGACATCGCGCGGTCAGGGCTGTCCAAGGAGACCATCGCCAACCTCAAGGTCGAGAACTTTGTCTTTCGACCATTGACCCTGCCCGAGGAGAGGAAGCAAGCAACGGAGTTCATCACTCGCCATGAGTGGCTTGGCAACCTCTCGCAGTACACCACCCATTGGTTCGGTGCCTTCTACCATGACCCCGAGCAGGGGATCTTCGGCACCGACATCATGGCGGGGGTGATCCTCATGAACATGCCCAACGCATTCTCAAAGTTGTTGGGAGAGAACACTCCAAAACTCGAAAGACTGATCAGCCGAGGTGCCTGCATCTCTTGGAGTCCCAAGAACCTCGCCAGTTCATTCATGATGTGGTGCATCAACTGGATGGTTCGGAACACCGACTACCGTCTGTTCACGGCGTACTCCGATCCCACCGCCAAGGAGATGGGAACCATCTATCAGGCTTGCAACTTCTACTACTTGGGCAACGAGTCAGGAACCACCACCCGCTACATCAACCCCTACACGGGCAAGATCGTTTCGGATCGGTTCTTCCGACAGGTGAGCGCGTATAAGAAGTACGCCAAGGACTTGGGCATCAAGTGGGACAGGAGTTGGAACAACGATCAGAAGATGCTTTGGGAGATTATCCCAGAGGAAGTTGAAAAGGCTCTGCGCGACCACAGCAAGAAGATGCAATCCGAGGCAAAGCGGGTTGACTTCCCGAGCAAGCACAAGTATTCTATGGTATTAGGACGAACCAAAGCAGAGACCAAGGCACTCCGCAAGACCTTTGAGGAGCGCAACGCCGTACATCCATACCCAAAGCAAAGAGGCAAATGAGCAAGTTCTACACCCATGTCGCCGTTCGCGGTTCCAAGATCCTCTACCGAGGGTACGAGAACGGAAAGCGGATCAAGAGAGCGGAGGTCTTCAACCCCGTTCTCTTTGTTCCATCCCGCAAGCCCAAGACCGAGTGGACTACCCTTGACGGTCGCCCCGTGGAGCCGTTCCGCCCTGGTGACATCAACGACTGTCGGGAGTTCATCGATCAGTACAAGGGTACGCAGGGGTTTGAGATCTTCGGCAACACCGATTGGCAGTATCAGTTCATCGGTGAGCGGTTCCCCGACGAGGTGGAGTACGATGCCGACACGATGAACATCGCGTACATCGGCATTGAAACGGAGTCCGAGGAGGGCTTTCCAAACATCGCCTCCGCGAACGAGCGCATCAATGTCATCACGGTCAAGGTCAAGGATCAGGCGACCGTGTTCGCTCTTGGCAAGGCGACCGTCGAGGACGGGAACATCCAACTTCGCTGCTACGACAACGAGTCGAGGATGCTTCAGGACTTCGTGGAGTTTTGGGAGTCCTCCGACCTCGACATCGTCACGGGGTGGAATGTCAACTTCTTCGACATCCCCTACATCGTCAACCGCGTGACCCGTGTGCTTGGCGAGGACGAGGCGAAGCGGCTGTCTCCGTGGAAGCAGATCAAGAGCCGAAAGGTGGAAGTCAACGGCAACGAGAACGAGGTCTACGACCTTGTGGGCATCGCTGTCCTCGACTACTACGACCTGTACCGCAAGTTCACCTATGTGACGCAGGAGTCCTACCGACTCGACCACATCGCTTTCGTTGAACTTGGACAGCGTAAGTTGCACTACGACGGCACCATCACGGACTTCTACCGTCGCGACTTCCAACGCTTCGTTGAGTACAACATCAAGGATGTCGATCTCGTTCGCAGGCTTGAGGACAAGTTGAAGTTGCTTGAACTTGCCCTAGCCCTCGCCTACTCCGCGAAGGTCAACCTTCCCGATGTGTTCAGTCAGGTTCGCACTTGGGACACGATCATCTACCACGAACTGAACTCCCGTTGCGTGGTGGTTCCGCCTCGCAAGACCTCCGACAAGGGTGACAAGTTCGAAGGCGCGTATGTCAAGGATCCGCTCGTCGGCAAGCACGATTGGGTGGTCTCCTTCGACCTCGACAGCCTGTATCCGCACCTCATCATGCAGTACAACATCAGCCCCGAGACCAAGGTGTCCAACAAGCACCGAGGTGTCTACAGCGTGGAGGAGTTCCTCGCGCACGGGGGCGCGTACACGCGCACGGGCGCACCCGCGCCTACGCGCACACCCACGCGCTCACGCGCGGGCGTGGACGAGTTCCTTGAGAACATGAAGATCAAGGATCTCGCCGTCCCTGCCAACGGTGTGGTCTTCCGTAAGGATCAGAAGGGGTTCCTGAACGATCTCATGGATCGGATGTACCTTGAGCGCAAGACCTTCAAGGGGAAGATGCTTGACGCGAAGCGGCGGCTGAAGGAACTGAAGGACGGCAGTCCCGAGGAGATCCGTAGAGTCAAGAACGAGATCTCCAAGTATCACAACTTCCAGCAAGTCCGCAAGATCCAACTCAACTCCGCTTATGGTGCCATCGGCAACGAGTACTTCCGCTACTTCGACATTGACATCGCGGAGGCGATCACGGTGTCGGGACAGTTGAGTATCAGGTGGATCGAAGGTCACCTCAACCGCTTCCTCAACAAGACCCTTGGGACGGAGGGTACTGACTACATCATCGCGTCCGACACCGACTCCGTCTACATCAGGCTTGGTCAACTCGTCAGCAAGGTGCTGCCCAACGAGACCGACGATGGCAAGATCACGACGGTGCTGAACAAGTTCTGTAACGAGATCATTCAGCCGTTCATCGAACGGAAGTACGAGGCTCTCGCGGAGCAGCAGAACGCCTACTCGCAGAAGATGAACATGAAGCGCGAGTCCATCGCGTCGAAGGGCATTTGGACGGCGAAGAAGCGGTACATGCTGAATGTCAAGATGGGCGAGGAGAGCGTCCTATTGACCAAGCCCGAACTCAAGATCATGGGCATCGAAACCGCCCGTTCCTCGACTCCACAGGTGGTTCGTGACGCTCTCAAGGAGAGCATTTGGATCATCATGAACGAGAGCGAGGAGGCGTTGCAGCGGTTCGTCTCGACCTTCAAGGATCGGTTCATGGAGATGAGCGTGAGCGAGATCGCGTTCCCGCGCGGGTGCAAGGGGCTTGAGAACTACGCCGACCGCACCAAGATCTACCGCAAGTCCACTCCCATCGCGGTGAAGGGTGCGCTGATCTACAATCATTGGCTTGGCGAGAAGAAGTTGAAGAAGATCTATCCAAGCATCAACGATGGAGAGAAGGTGAAGTTCGTCTACCTTCGCATCCCGAACCCCCTGCGGGAACATGTTGTTTCGTTTTCTTCAGAGATCCCCGAGGAGTTCGGTCTCACCCGTCAATACATAGATTACGAGACGCAGTTCGACAAGGCTTACATGGAGCCTCTGAAGACCATCCTGAACGCCATCGGATGGAAGGCAGAGGAGACCAACAGTCTGGAAAGTCTGTTTTCATAATGTCATACCTGATCGCAAACATTCCACCTGTAGAGTGCTATGTCCGCAAGGAGTTCCTCTACGACTTCCAGACCAAGGATGGAGTTCTCCTTGGGAAGGGGGAATACGAGTCTGCGTATTGGCTCACCGTCAAGTCCATACCCGATCAGGCACTCTACTTCGAATCGGTGCTGACGGAGTATGGAGCGGTGTACGACAAGTTGCCTATCCATGCCTATGTGTGGCGAACCGATGTGGATCAGGACAAGTTGTACCCTCTCGACTGGCTGCAACTTTGGGACGGGCTTTCCTACAACATCTCCGTCATCAAGAAGTTTCAACTTCGCAACGCTAGGTGTGAAGTGGTGATGAAGGACAAGTCCCGAGCATTGGGATACTACCTTTTCACAGTCGATCCCTGTGCTTCAGAGCCGAACGAGATGGATGTCACTTGGGCAGAGACACCGAATGAACACAAGTCCTTCAACATCATCAAGTTGGACAATGGGCAGTTCGCTGCACAGCCGAACAACAGGGTGATTTGGCGCAATCAGTCGCAGACACCAACGGCAGACCTGAAGACTCCCTACTTCAGGTTCTCGACGCGAAAGTGGTTCTGTGAAAATCAGGACAGGTGGAGTGCCTCCAAGGCGACCAAGTTCAACTACGACACCAACGAGGAGTCTTATTCATCATGAGCAACTTTCTGAAGGGCATCATCAAGTCATCGGGCAACGAGTGGGCGACCATCGCGGAGGACGGTGTCGAGGGAGACATCGCAGGATTCGTTGATACGGGTTCCTACTCCTTCAATGCCCTCCTGTCGGGCAGCATCCACGGTGGCATCCCCGACAACAAGATCATCGGCATCGCAGGCGAGAGCGCGACAGGCAAGACCTACTTCGCTCTAGGCATCGCGGGGCAGTTCCTCAACGACAACCCCGAGGGTGTGGTTCTGTACTTCGACACCGAGCAGGCGGTGACGAGCGAGATGATCAAGACCCGTGGTCTCGACCCCAACCGTGTCGCGGTCTTCCCCGTCGCCACCGTGGAGCAGTTCCGTCTACAGGTCATTCAGATCCTCGACAACTACGCCACGCTGAAGGAGGAGGATCGCAAGCCCATCGTGATCGTCCTCGACTCGCTGGGAATGCTCTCGACCACCAAGGAGATGAACGACAGCGCGAGTGGCAAGGAAGTCCGCGACATGACCCGAAGTCAGGTCATCAAGTCCGTCTTCCGCACGGTCACCCTGAAGATGGGTCGATTCAACATCCCCATGATCGTGACCAACCACACCTACGATGTCGTGGGCGCGTATGTGCCGACCAAGGAGATGGGTGGAGGCAGCGGTCTCAAGTACGCCGCCACGACCATCGTGTACCTCTCCAAGAAGAAGGAGAAGGTTGACAACGAGGTGGTGGGCAACATCATCCATTGCAAGTTGTACAAGGGTCGCCTCACGCGCGAGAACAAGATGATCGACACGCTGCTGACCTTCGATCACGGACTTGACCGCTTCTACGGTCTGGTTCCCGTCGCGCTCAAGCACGGCGTGTTCAAGAAGGTCTCGACGCGCATCGAACTGCCCGATGGCAGCACGGCGTTTGAGTCGCAGATCAACAAGAACCCCGAGAAGTACTACACCGACGAGGTGCTGAAGAAGATCGATGAAGCCTGTGCCAAGGAGTTCAAGTACGGCATGGGCGAGGATGTCGAGGAGGTTGAGGAGTGAGATTCCTATGCAAGTTTCCGTCCCGATCCAGACCTGGTAGGTTCTTGGAGGTTTTCAACCTCTA